CGCGCATTCAAAACCAACAACTTCTCTAGAGGGCGACTTTACGATTGAGGGTTGGTTTTACCGTGCTGTATCCGGTAACAACTACTTCTTTACGATTGGCGACTCATTTCAGTCAACTGGTATTGAATGCTATATCGGGTCAAGCGGCACCGCGCTTATTGTTTATTCCGGTGGCGCAACTCGAATCAGTAGTGCGACATTGCCCGGTGTAACTACTGGGGCGCATCTCGCAGTCGTTCGTTCAGGCTCAACGGTAACTCTGTATTTGAACGGCACTTCTGGCGGGACTTGGACTTCTTCCGCGACTTTTTCGGGCGCTGTCTATATCGGTGCTGAGTTTTATAACGGCAGTATCAGCGGCTCAATGAACGGCTACATAGACGACCTCCGCATCACCAAGGGCTATGCCCGGTACACCGGAAACTTCACCCCTCAACGCTCTCAATGGCAGGATCAATGATGCTTTACTCTAAGAACGGCTCTATTCCCAAGACTGAGACTGACGGCACCGAAGGGTGGATCGAAGTCGAGGTAGCCCCAACTCCCGGCGAAGGTCAGGAGGTGGTGTGGTGGTTCCCGCCCGGATGGGTTGTCAGACCCGTGTGCCCGAACGAACCCGGCATGGCTTACAACTGGAGCCAGTCGGAGCAGAAGTGGATGGCCGCGCCTGTGGAAGAAGTGCTGCCGGTCATTGAGATTGATCTTGGCGGCTCTGCTGATGTCATCACGGTAGGCAGCGCGGCAGATGTCATCACGATGGGCACTGCGTCCGACACCATCTCAGGAGGGTAACTGTGGAAGAGTCGGTTGAAACCAAATTCTTCGTACATGAAGCAGTTTGCGCTCAACGGTACGAAGCCATTGAGAAGCGGCTTGAGGACGGCAGCAAGCGCATGACGCGCATTGAGCATCTGCTGTACATCACCATCGCTGCGGTCTTCCTTGGCCCCGGCGTGGCGGCGCTGTTCCTGAAGAACTTACTGGGACTGTAACATGGCATGGTCAGATGTTCTCAAGGCAATCATTCCCATCGTGGTGGCCGCACTGGCGTGGCTGCTTGGTCAAGTGGCATCCTTCTCTGAGCGTCTGACCAAGATTGAAGGGCAGATGCCTGCCTTGATCACCAAGGAAGGTGTGCCAACTGATAGCCCGATCAGCGCAGAGCGCAGGGCCATCATGAAGGAACAAATCTACAAGGACATCAACGATCTTCAAGTCAAGGTCAAACTCCTTGAGGAGCGCGAGAAGTTCTTGAAAGGGAACAAGTAGTGTATGGAGCCGATCACTGGCATTCTCGCGGCAGTCTCAGCGGCGAATGCTGCGTTCGGAGCCGTTAAGAAACTCGTCGCCACGGGCCGCGAGATTCAAGATGTAGCCGGTCAGATTGGCAAGTGGTACGGGGCGTTTGGGGACTTCAACCGCCTTGCCACCGAGAAGGCCAACAAGAAGCCCTCGGTCTTCAAGCGGCTGTTGCACGACGGCAGTATCGAGCAGGAAGCCTTACAGATCACGATGCACAAGCAGGCGCTGATCAAGCAGGAGTACGAACTGAAGATTCTGATCGTCGCTCACTACGGTGAGAACGTCTATAACGAAATGATCATGGAGCGCATCCGGCTAAAACGGGAGCGCGACAAGCGAGAGCGTGAGCACCGCCTTCGGCAGCAGGACTTCATGCTCAACGTCAAGTACGGTGGGGCAATTGCACTTCTCGGAACCGCTGTATTGGCGGTTCTTTACTATTTGGCAGACAAGGTGAGGCACTGATGCTTTCTCTACTCTCAACCCTTGGCGGCTTGCTGATCAGCGGCTTGCCTAGACTTTTGGACTTCTTCCAAAACAAGGCCGATCAAGCGCACGAACTGCGAATGATGCAAGTGCAGACTGAGCGCGAACTGCAAATGGCAGCGGCGGGGTTTGCGGCGCAGGCACGGATGGAGGAAATCCGCACCGAACAGGTCATGCTAGAAACAGATGCCCGAATGACCGAGGCGGCTCTGAAGCACGATGAACAAGTGTTAGAAAAGGCAAGCCGGTGGGTTGCAAACTACGTCGGCACTGTCAGACCTACAGTTACCTACATCTTCGTGTTTGAGTTGGTCGCCATCAATGCATTCATGGCGTGGTATCTGTGGAACCATCCGCAGCTTATTCAAAGTATGGACGACATCATCAAGTATTCCGACCTGATTTTTTCGACCGATGAAATGGCTCTGCTCGGGGGAATTACTGGCTACTGGTTCGGATCGCGTGGGTGGGCTAAGAAGTGAAACTGAGCAAGGCAGGCGAAGACCTCATGCACAAGTATGAGGGGTTTAGGAGTAAACCCTACCTTTGCCCTGCCCACATCTGGACGATTGGCTACGGCCACGTCCTGTACCAAGAGCAGATTCGCCTGCCTTCCGTACGCAAGGAAGGCTACACCGGGATGCTTCGCAACGAGTTCCCCCTGAAGCCGGAGGACAGCCGTGTCTGGACTAAGACGGAGATCGACGAACTATTCCGTGATGATGTCGGGACTATTGAACGTGGTGTTCTTCGACTTGTTCCCGGCGTATCTGGCCGTCAAGGCTCTTTTGACGCTTTGGTCAGTTTTGCCTTCAATGCAGGGCTAGGCAACCTTCAGCGCAGTCAGATTCGGATGCGGGCCAACCGAGACGACTGGAGCGGGGCGGCAGACGCCTTCCGCCAGTGGACGATGGGCGGTGGCAAAGTCCTGCCGGGTCTGGTAAAACGCCGCGAGGCAGAGATTGCCCTTTTCTTGTCTTGACACGAGAATACGGTTATGCCACTACAGAAAATCCTGTTCAAGCCCGGAGTCAACCGCGAGAACACGCGGTACACCACCGAGGGTGGCTGGTACGAGTGCGACAAAGTTCGCTTCCGCCAAGGCAACCCCGAGATCATCGGCGGATGGCAGCGCATTTCCGCAAGCACGTTCTTGGGTGTGTGCCGTTCCTTGTGGAATTGGGTGACGCTTGGTGGTTTGAACCTGATTGGCGTTGGCACCAACCTGAAGTTCTATATTGAGCGCGGCGGCATCTACAACGACATCACGCCCATCCGCGATACGGTCACGCTCAATAACCCGTTTGCACTGACCGCCTCAACCACGGTGACGGTTACCGACGCGGCTCATGGCTGCGTAACGGGTGACTTTGTGACCTTCAGCGGTGCAGTGGCCATCGGCGGTGCAGGAACCAACGTGACCGCAGCGGTCCTGAACCAAGAGTTTCAGGTCACCGTCATTAACTCCAACACCTACACAATCACGATCTCTGTGGTGCCAAACGCTACAGCGATTGCCGGTTCTCCGGGTGGTGGAGCGTCGGTATCTGCCGCTTATCAGATCAACACCGGGCCGTCGTTCGCTATCCCACTAACGGGTTGGGGTGCGGGCGGTTGGGGGATTGGCGCTTGGGGTATTGGTGGCACGTCTAACACCGCCATACGCTTGTGGAGCCAGAGTAACTGGGGCGAAGACCTTATCTTCGGCCCGCGCGGGGGCGGTATTTATTACTGGGACGCCACCACGGGTGTTGGGGTTCGCGGCTACAACTTGGCTACTACCAGTGGCGCGTCAGATGTGCCGACTTTTCAGAACAACATCTTTGTTTCGGACATCAACCGCTTCGTGTTTGCGATGGGTTGCAACGACTATGGTTCCCCGACGCTCGACCCGATGTTGATTCGGTGGTCCGACCAAGAAGACGCACTGAACTGGACCCCGGCGGCGACCAACCAAGCGGGTAGCCTGCGCCTGTCGCACGGCTCTGAGATCGTCACGGCTGTTCAGGCACGTCAGGAAATTGTTGTCTTCACTGACTCGTCCATCTACTCGCTGCAGTATCTGGACGCACCGATCTTCTGGGGCGCTCAGCTTCTGGGTAACAACATCTCCATTGTCGGCCCCAACGCGGCGGTTATCGCCTCGGGTGTTGTGTATTGGATGGGCGTGGACAAGTTCTACGCCTACGATGGTCGCGTGCAGACGCTCAACTGCGATCTGCGCCGCTATGTTTTCCAAGACTTTAACGCCGCACAGTCGGCCCAGGTCTTTGCCGGTACGAACGAAGGCTTCAACGAGGTCTGGTGGTTCTACTGCTCCGAAAACTCGACCACCGTAGACAAGTACGTCGTCTACAACTACGTCGAGAAAATCTGGTACTACGGCACACTGGCCCGCACAGCGTGGCTTGACTCGGGGCTGCGCGACTACCCGATAGCGGCGACCTATAACTCCACTGCTCAGACGGGGCTTTTGGTCAACCACGAAGAGGGTTTGGACAACAACGAAACGGGCACCCCCACCGCCATCAACGCATACATTTCGTCGTCTGAGTTCGACATCGGTGACGGGCACAACTTCGGGTTTGTCTGGCGCATACTGCCTGACTTGACGTTTGAGAACTCGACGGCCAACACACCCACCGTCACCATGACGCTTTACGGGCTGTACAACTCCGGCTCAGGCTCTATCGATAACGCGGGGCAAGCTGTCGTCAAGGGCAGCACGTACGTCATCACCGAAGAGTTCACCGGGCAGATTTACACCCGCGTGCGTGGGCGGCAGATGATCTTCAAGATCGACTCCAACCAACTGGGTACGGCATGGCAGCTTGGCGCACCCCGCATCGACATTAGGCCGGACGGACGCAGATGAGTTTCCTTATCGAGAATGTCACCGTCCCGGCACCGCCCAACCTGCCGTTGGCGCCAACTGCGTACGAGTCGCGTTACCACGAGCAGTTCAACAACGTCCTGCGCCTGTACTTCAACCGACTCGACGCACTGCTGAGGGGTCTCGTGACTACAACTACACCCATCCCCATTTCCATCGGCGGCACTAACGTAGACGCCTTTGGGCGGCTGCGGGTCAGCAACCCGCTGACCTTGTTTGACTCATCCCACCGCTATGCGGACAACAACCTGTGGGTCAACAGCATCACGGGTACCGCCGCCGCCACGTTCAGTGCGGACGAGGGCTTGATCAACATGACGGTTGGATCGGCCAGTGGCGATCAGATCATTCGAGAAACCATCAAAGTCTTTTCTTATCAGCCGGGTAAAAGCCTGTTGGTGATGAACACGTTTGTGTTCGGTGAGGCCAAGGCCAACCTGCGCCAACGGGCGGGCTACTACGGGGCGGCCAACGGCATTTACTTTGAACGCGAAGGCTCAACCAATTACATGGTCGAGCGCAGCAGCGTGACAGGCGCTCCGATCAACACCCGTGTGGCGCAGGCAGATTGGAACCAAGACCCACTGGACGGCACCGGCCCGTCTGGCCTGACACTGGACTCCTCCAAGGCACAGATTCTGTACATTGATGTTGAGTGGCTTGGTCTTGGTACGGTACGCACCGGGTTCATCATCAACGGGGCATTTGTCCCGTGCCACAACTTTGACCACGCCAATCTGGTCAACACCACCTACATCACCACCGCTTCTTTGCCGCTTCGGTACGAGATGACCAATATGGCGGCGACCACCGGGGCAAGCACGCTCAAACAGGTCTGCTCGACGGTGATTTCTGAGGGTGGGTATGAACTACGCGGGGCGCAGTTGTCCGCAGGAACTCCCATCACAACCCCGAAAACATTGACCACTGCCGGGACGGTTTACCCCATCGTGTCGTTCCGCTTGAAATCAACGCGGTTGGACGGCATTGCTATCCTGACCGCAATATCAATTTTGGGCGTCACGAACAACGCCAATTACCAATGGTCGGTGGTTGTGAACGGCACCACGACAGGCGGCACTTGGGTCAGTGCAGGCGCAAACTCCTCCGTTGAGTACAACATCACCGGTACATCGTTCTCCTCTACCGGGGGTCGCATCTTGGCGACGGGATATTTCCAAGGCTCCAACCAAGGGGCTACCAGTGTGGACATTCTCAAAGAGGCGCTGTTTACCACTCAACTTGAGCGCAACCCGTTCACAGCGACAGCCTATGAGATTACGCTTGCTTGCGCGGCTGCGTCCAACGGGGATCAGGTGCTTGGCTCTCTTGACTGGGAAGAGATTAGCCGCTAAGCACCCAAACGACCTAAAATGAACCCAACCAATTCTAAGGGGCGCATATGAGCCTTGTTGCACTAGCCAACCACCTTGCCGAAAAAGGCCGGGGCGACGACAAGATGCTCGTCCACATGACCCCCGGAGAAGTCCAGGGGCTGCAGGCGCTTGCCTTGGCACACGGTGGGTCGCTGACCATCAACCCTGAGACGGGTCTGGTAGAAGCCGGTTTTCTGAAGAAACTGCTGCCTGCGATTGCGGGCTTTGCGCTTAACTTCATCGCTCCTGGCGTCGGCTCGGCTATTGGCTCTGCGCTTGGCGGTTTGAGTGGCGCCGCAGGTACGGCTATCGCGGTTGGTGGAGTTACCGGCTTGGCCACCGGCAGTCTCAAACAGGGGTTGATGGCCGGTCTTGGCGCTTTTGGTGGCGCATCGTTGGCTAGTGGCTTGTCCGGTTTGGGGGTTGGCGCTGCGCAAGAGGCGGCACTTAGTGGGCTTACCGAGGGGCAAATCGCAGGGCGCGTGGCCGAAAGTGCAGGCACGCTGACATCGCAAGGCGTAATGAACGAGGCTGCTGCTGAGGCAGCTAAGCAGTATTTAGCGCAACCTATGTCTGCGCAGCTTGCGGGCGGCATCCAAGCGGCTGCGCAAAACCCAATGGTTGGTATCAAGGCGCTTGCTAAACCTGCACTGATGGCCGGTGCACCCGCTATCGCTGCTGCGATGGAGCCGCCCGAGGCGATGAAGATGCGCCCGATGGACCCTGGCAACATCAACCGGTTCTCGTTTGATCCGTTCAGCCAAACCTACACACGGCTTGGTTCACAGCCCGCAGGCATGGCCAGTGGTGGCATCGTGG